AAAAAATCGACGAAATGCAACCATGCTCAAACGAACAGATCGCAAAAGCACTCGGTTGGCCAATCAACAGAGTAACCGGCCGCGTGACTGAATTAAACAAATTGGGCGTGATCGAAGTTATTAAAATTGGTTTAGGCACCACTGGCCGACCTGTAAAATTATGGGGTATCAAATAATGAATGTAATCAATTGGGCAATCGCAGGCGTACTAATCGGCATATTCGCCGCATGGGTATGGCACACTAAATAAGGAGGAAACTATGGCAAAGAAATCAATCAAGAAAAACAACATCGACTGGGAAAAGACGATCAAATACGGAATCGCGCTTGGTTATATGGCAAGCATGCTCTACCTCGTACTCTTGATCGCAGCAAAGGTGACGGCATAAAATGGCAGACATTGAAATCAAGAAAATCGCACTCGATAAATTGAAACCAACCTCAAACAACCCGCGCAAAATCAGTAAAGAAGATTTAGAGAAACTTAAAAAGAGCGTTGCAGAATTCCCAGAAATGCTCGAAGCGCGAGAAATCATAGTTGACGAAAACCTACGCATTCTTGGAGGACATCAACGCGTAAAGGCCTTAATGGCAAACGGTCAGACCGAAGCAACGGTCAAGATTATCAAAGGCTGGACTGAGAAGCAAAAAGAACGCTTTGTCATTCAAGACAATCTCCAAAACGGTGATTGGGATCAAGAAATTCTATCTACATGGGATCAAGACGACTTGTCAGATTGGGGTTTAGAAATTAAATCTGACGAAGATCGAATCGAAACTGATTCTGACATTGACTTGACGCCTAAGATTGAAATCACTTGTGAATCAGAAGCGCAACAAGAAGAACTATTCAATGAATTTACTTCAAGAGGTTTGATATGCAAAGTGTTATAAATTGGGATTTTGAAAAGACATCAAAGATCTCAAATTCATTTCGCGTGCAAAAGATCAGATCGCAATTCGACTACCAAGCAAAAGAATCTAAAGAACATTTCATTGGCAAGATTGATTTACCAAAAGAATGGCAAATTGGCGTCATTGTAGGTGCAAGCGGCACCGGCAAAACATCAATCGCACGTCACATCTTTGGTGACAAAGTTGACGAACAGCCAAGCTATACACATGACAGCGTGGTTGACGATATGCCAGAAAAAGCAAACATCGAGGACATCACGCGCATGTTCTACGCTGTTGGTTTCGGTAGCGTGCCAAGTTGGTTGAAACCTTATCGCGTGCTATCTAATGGCGAAAAAATGCGTGTTGATCTTGCAAACCGCTTGCTCAAAGACGACGAGGTGGTGGTTGACGAGTTTACAAGCGTTGTAGACCGTAAAGTAGCAAAGACAATGTGCATTGCAACCAAAAAGGCCATGCAACATAACCCAAACAAAAGACTGATCGTCATTTCATGTCATTATGATATTCTCGACTGGTTACAGCCTGATTGGGTATATGATACGAGCGAGAATCGGTCTTTTTTTGGGATAAGCCACGAGTCGAGTCAAGATACGAAATACGACAAGTGGCACGCTCAGTATGGCAAAGCACCTTTATGCGTTATCACTATTTGAATCACGACATCAACCCATCGTCACAATGCTATGGTTTATTCGACGACGACAAAATTGTCGGTTTCTGCGCTGTGACGCATTTCCCACACCCTAAAAACCCAAAGATCAAGCATTGTCACAGATTGGTGATTTTGCCAGATTATCAAGGAATCGGCCTCGGAACTAAGTTTTTAGAGAAGATCGCCGAAATGTACACAAAAGACGGTTACACATTCAGTATTATCACGTCAGCCAGAAATCTTATGCAAGCATTGAAAAATAGAAACGATAAGTGGCGATGTGCTGGCTATGGAAAGCAAGTCAAATTTTCAAAGAAATCAACAATATCAGCCCTTAATAAAACGTCGTCATACGAAAGAACAACCGCAAGTTTTGAGTTTAGGTCATAAAAGGAGATAATATGGTAGAAAATGTCACCACAAAGCAGGTGAAAAGTCAAGGATCGACGCGTTTCGGTCAACCGAATGGCAACCCAATCAACAAGGCCACTCAATTCGGTCAACCAAACGGCAATCCTCGTAACAATGGATCGTGGAAAAAAGAGGACACGCCACGTTACAAAATGGAACAAATGATCAAACTGACGCACAATGAATTGCTCGCGATCGCCAATGACGAGAACGCGCCGCTGTTTGATCGTAGAATCGCAAAGAGCCTGCTCAAAGAAAACGACTTCAAAACCACCGAGCGTATTATCAATCAAGTTTACGGATCACCAGGTGCAGGCGCGCCAGAAGGCACGATTCAAAAATAGATATGCTACAATTAAAGCATAATCAAGGAGGAACTATGGAACTCAATACTTATTACAAAGAAGATGGCAAAGAATACGTCGCAAAATACGGTGTCGAAAAGCAAGTCGCAGCTGACGACGCATACGTCAACATCTATGGCGTGAATTACATTGTCAAACACGCAGGCGCACCAAAGAAGATCGAAACGATCGACGAATCACAACCAGAAGTCGAAACCGTCGAAATCGCGAAGAAGAAAACCAACAAACGCAAGAAATAAGCAACCGGAAGCAAAACCGGTCATAATACCAAAATAGCCGACGGGCGTAAAACGGGAGGTAGAAATGACCAATGAAGAACGCAAAACTGCATTGCTCGATTTATGGCACAACATAGCCACAGACCGCAGCCTGCAAGTCAGCCTAAGACTCAAAGCGAGCGAACACGAAGCGCGCGCATTGGGTCTAATTGGTAATGATCCAGGAATCACGATCCTCAATGAGCCTGACGAAACCGAAAATCAACTCAAAAAGTTGACAATTAAGCAACTTGAGGCCATAGCTCGCGCAAGTGACGAAACGTTGAAAAAAACGACGTCACCAGATCGCGCAGGACGTCAATCTCAAAGCAAAGATGGTCAGACAATCGTGTCTGACACAACTAACGCACCAGCAGCCTCTAAAATGGCAAATACGACAAATGCACAATCGGAGGCGCAAAAATGAGTCCAGAAGCGGCAGAATTGCTCAGAAAACGTGCAAAAATCGAATTAGCGCGTCAAAGTCTTTGGCATTACTGCCAATTGCAAACGCCGAGCTTTTATTTAGACGATCGTGCATACTTGTACGACATGGCTGACACGATCCAAAAATTCATTGAAACGCCCGGCAAGCATTTCCTCGTCATTTCAGCACCACCACGTCATGGCAAAACACTCACCGCGCAACACGCCAGCGAATGGTGCCTCGGCCGTAATCCACATACAACCATCATAACCGGATCATATAACGAAATTTTGAGCCAACAATTCTCAAAGGCTGTTCGCAATACGATCGGCGAGCAAAAGGCCGACGCGAATCGCATTGTCTTTTCTGATGTATTTCCTGGCGTCAATATCAAACGCGGCGACGCAAGCGCGAAATTATGGGGTATTGATGGCAGCCCAACCACCAATTATCTCGCAACATCGCCAGGCGGTACTGCAACAGGTATTGGTGCAAAGTTCCTGATCCTCGACGACACGATCAAAAATCCAGAGGAAGCGTACAACGCACGCGCGCTCGATAACATTTGGCTATGGTTTACGAGCAATCTCATGCAACGTACCGAGGGCAACGATTACAAGATCATTGTCATTGCGACACGTTGGGCAAAAGGCGATCTATCAGGTCGCATTCTTGATAACTATCCAGACGCCGAAGAAATCAAAATGCGCGCGGTCATTAAACCAGGCGAAATGCTCGACGAACGCGTCCTCAGTTGGCAAGACTATCAGATCAAGACGCAAGAAATGAATCCTGACATCGCCGAGGCCAACTACAATCAAGAGCCAATCGAACGTAAAGGCGTGCTATACCCTACGCTCATGGAATGGACAGAAATTCCAGAGGACACGCCAGAAACGGTCTATGGTCGCTGCGATACAGCAGACACCGGCACCGACAATCTCGTCAGCATTTATTATCGCAAAGGCAAGAACGGCGATTTATACGTTACACATATCTATTCAAGTGACGAGCCAATGGAAGTAACCGAGCCAGCAACCGCACGCGACATCAAAGAACAACAATGTTCGCAATTCAAAGTCGAGTCAAACAACGGTGGTCGCGGTTTCGCACGCAACATCGAGAAATTACTTCAAGAACAGGGTACACCATGCTCGATCATGACAATTCCTCAACACGCCAACAAGGAATCAAGGATCCTCAGTTCTGAAACGTTCGTCAAACGTCATATTTTCATGCCACCACATTGGCGTCAGAAATACCCGGAAGCATATCGCAGAATCACAACTTATATGCGTGGTGGTCGCAATCAGCACGACGACGAAGTTGATGTTCTCGCTAGCTTATATGAGGACAACGCACTTCGTCAGGCCGAAGTACAAGACATCGCAAAAATCACTGGAACTAGATCAAGATTATCGCCATTTGAACGCTCGTGGTAAAAAAAGCGACACAAAATCAAAATCATGCTACAATGAAAGCAAAAGGGGAATCGCAGCATGGAAATTTTTATCGCAATTCTAACGCTGGCCGGTGTCATTGTCACTACCACCGGTAGCATAATCGTGGCATTGATCGGCAACCGCAAAAGAGCCAAGGAAGAAACCGAGCGAAGTCGCACCGAAATTCTCGAGGCCATTGGAGGCCTAAAATCAGACATCGCAGCAAATAGCCGAGCAACGGTCGCAACAACACGCGGCCTGATCAGTCAGGTTTACACCGAAAACAAGGACGACAAGAAATTACCAGAGAAAACATGGCGCAACGTCATGGATTTATACGAAGCATACAAAGGAATCACAATCGACGGACACACTCCAAATAGTTGGTGCGACGAACTCGTGAACGAAATGAAAACTTGGAAGAAGGTATAAAAAGGAGGACAAATGGCCGAACAGAACATGTACTACAAACCACCAGTACGCTTTACTCTACCAGAGGGAAGCGAAGCAACACCAGACAATATTATCAAAGCGGTAGCGGAACTTCGTAAACGCCAGGATCGCTATAATCAACTGCATGATTATTACATTGGCGATCAGCCTATTTTATATCGCAGCATGGACTCAGACGCGGCCAAAAACAACAAATTGGTCAACAATTTTGCAAGTTATATCGCCGACATTTGCGCTGATTATCTTCTCGGCAACCCTGTTGATTATCAAGTGCCAGAGGGCGTCGATGTTGACATTGATCCAATCATGGACAACTACAAAGATCAAGGAATCGCCGACATTGATAGCGATCTTGCGCTCGATTCAGGTATTTATGGTGTATCTTATGACCTTACATTCACCGACGAGGGAAGCAAACCTCAAACCGTCCAGATCGACACTCGTAATACATTGATGGCCTATGACGATAGCGTCAAACACCGCGAACTATTCGCGATCACTTGCGCTGACGAAAAAACCGAAGATCGCAAGATTATAGGTCACGTTACCGTTTATACACCGAGTGAAACCATTTCAGGTCGCCTTGATGGCGATTCATGGGTAGAAGAATCACGCGTTCCTCACTTCTTCGGAGAAGTGCCAGTCACAATTTATCGCAACAACAAGAACTCCACCGGAAATTTTGAGCAAGTATTAGGTCTAATCGACGCATATAACCTTCTTCAAAGCGATCGTGTAAACGAATCAGAACAACTCGCTGACGCAATTCTCATGCTCAAAAACTTTACGCTTGACGATAAAAACCTCGAATTACTCCGCGAGAAACGCCTGCTCACCAGCGTGCCAGCAGATGGTGACGCTTCATACATCACCAAACCATTAAACGAAGCAGACAGCGATCTTCTCAAAAAGGCAATCGCAGACGATATTCACAAATTTAGCAAGACGCCAAACCTCAGCGATCAGAATTTCGTCGGCAACAGCTCAGGCGTCGCATTGTCCTATAAACTTCTCGCATTCGAGGAAGCAACCAAAACACGCGAACGCCACATGGAAAAAGGCCTCAAGAAACGCCTACGCCTATATTGGAACTTTGAAAATAAACTCGCACT